TGTCAAGACCGAGTTCTGTAGGGAAGTCTTGAATAAATGAAATAACATTCTCTTGAATGATATTTGGTTTCTTTAGATAAAGAAACTTGATCTTCTCACCATTGTTAATAAGAGAATACTTATTAGTGAGTTTGTTTTGCTTAATGTAATGGTTAAACAAAAGAGCACCACGACAATGAATTGGAGTTCCCTTCACATAGATATCTGAATGTGAACGATATTTCACAACATCAGATACTGAACGAGGGAATGCAATCTCTTCGGGTTTCAGTTTCTTAAATTCAGAACGGCAGTTGTCAATGAAGTCAATCACATCATCTTCAGTTGCATTCATCATCAACTTCAGACCATCCTTAATCATTTGGCGACAAGGAGCTGGTGTTGATGACTTGACTGCTTCGATACCCATAATTTTCAGTTTAGGTTCTGCATAGGCAACACCCTCACTGTTGTGCACGTTGAGAATGTATCTCTTCTTCGCAGTCCAGATACCACGATCAGCGATATTCTCTCGCTTCATTTGCATTTTCTGATCGTACGCATTAACATACGACGCCAGATCTTGGTACGATGATTCGATAAAAGGTTCCAGTTTCTCTTGGCAGATCTTATCAAGTAACGCCACAACTGCTGCTTTATCGTCAGACTTATTACTAAGAAATTTATCAACAAGAGGTCCGAGATTAAGATATATCGAATCAGTATCTGATGCGATAACATAATCAGTTTCTTCTGTTTGCAACAGTTTATTTAGATACTTGTTCATGCAGTTCTCAATCCAGCGGATAGATACCTGACCAGACAGAGTGATTGCTTCTGCATTTGCTAGTTTATAATACCTGAAATACTGGTTACCGATAGCACCATAAGCAGAGTTAAGAGCAATCTTCTTCGCCATTTGAACGTTGTTACATCTGGCGATCTCCTTTTGTAGAGCAATAGTTGGCGTCTTCTCATACTCCTGCTTTGCTTTCAGCATCCTCTTCTTAAAGATTACCCGCTCATCATACATCTTATCCATCAGTTCAGGCAGGAAGCCACGGACATCCTTACGGTACATAGCGCCATTGGCACAGACCGCATTGTCCTTGTACATCTCAAAGGTCACATCCTGATTAAGGATTTTATCAACTGTTGCTGAGGGATGCCTTTCTTCCAAGAGGGTCTCTGGTGAGATATTGTACTGCATAATAAGATGAGGATACAGACTGTTGAGGTCAAAAGACACAACCCAATCATACTTTCCCGGAATCGGTTCCTTGACGTAGGCACCCGCGTATTTCGCATCTTTGTCGCTCCTTTCCTTTGGAGGGATAACAATATTTCTGTTCTTTAGATAGTTATAAATGATCGTATCCCACATACGGACTTGGTAGAACACATCCGAATAGTTCACCTTAGCGTCATACGCCATAGTGAGTGCTAGTTCAATCAGTTTCATCTTGTCTTCCAGACGGTCAACAAGTTCCACGTCAATGATGTTGTATTCTACGAACTTCTGCCAACCCTTGGAATAGAAATCCTTGAAAGTATCAAACTCAGAGTGGTCAAGTTTTTTCTGTCCAAGTTCTACGTTGGCAATGTGGTCCAAACGATATGATTCTTGATTAGTATAGGTAAACTTTTTATACAAGTCAAGATAGTCCAACTGAGTGATGCCGCCAATATCATAAGAGATCTGCTTACGACCCATGATGTAGACTTCTACCTCAGTTACCAGACCCCAGGGTGAAAGCCGCTTCATCAACTTCTCACCCAGAATACGTTCCAGGCGACGAGCAATGTAAGGCATATCGTATAGTTGGTTGTTCCAACCAGTTACGATTTCTGGGGTGTTGTTCATCCAGTAATGAATGAAGTCATTGAGCATACCGTGCTCTGATGAGAACTGTCGATATTCTACGTTCTTTTGCTTGTTAAGAAATGGACCAACACCCCAAGTAATAATGTTCTTGGTGTTGTAGTCCTGAATAGTAATCAGCAGCATTTCTTCTGCTGCACTTTCTACATCAGGGAATCCATTCTCAGAAGCAACCTCAATATCGATAGTTACCAGTTTGATTTTACTAATGTCGAATTTGATTTGATCTTCTGGATAGTTATCGGAAATGTATTGATAGATGTACCGATCATTTCCATAGATCTTAAATCCTTCTACGCCATCATACTTCTTGATAAACTCACGGCAGTCACGAACTGAACCAGGTTGAACTGTTTCAACATACTCACCGTTGAGAGTCTTGTACTTGGTTTTCTTTTTAGAAGGCACAAAAAGAGTCGGGTAAAACTTCTCCCGAGTCATGAAACTTTGACCGTTTTCATAACCACGGACCAGGAAGTGATCCCCGACCATCTGAACATTAGTGTAAAACTTCATTCCTCACCATCATTAAACATGCTACCCCAGGATCCGCTGCTTCCAGGTTTCCTGTTGTCCAGCATATCCATTATATCATCAATTCGCTTACATTGCTCAATATCCAGCAAAATTTGTGATAAAGTTTTGACCACCACAGGTTTCTCGTTCACGGCAGCAGACTTGATTGCTGCACGCATGTGAGACTCTGCTTCTAGCAGGTGATCTCTTGTACTTTTAGAAAGTGCCATTAGTTTGTTTTCTCCTCATATTTTTCAAGTAGTGTAGAGTTGGGGTCACACATAGTCAGGATTTTATCCGAACTAATCATGAACTCTGTCTGGTCAGTGTCATTCATCATCCAAGGACAAAGGTTAGGTCCTTCCCAGATTTCATGTGGGTTGATTAATTTGCAGTCTGGTTCACCGACATCTGCACCAATCTCCACGATTTCGCTAATCAGTTTCTCACTGTTAGTCAATAAAATTACTTTAACTATCTTCTCCATTTACCTTCTCCTCATAAAGTTCTTTGATTGCTTTGACTGGTTCTACAATAGTAACAATCCAATCAGCACGGACTGGGATTTCATCATCACTAGTGAAGAAAATCCAGGAAGAGAAAGTAACATTCACATCAGTGCTTTCAGCAGGTTCCTCTGTAAGGAACACAGACTTATTTACATCAATCTTATGTGGTTGCTTAAACAAATAACCACATACCTTATCATCTGAAATCAGTTCCTTGATATCAGCAATAACAGATTCACCTGACTTCAGAAGTGCAATCTTCGTAGACATTTACAAATACTCTCTCATTATAGTATACATTAAAAAAGGGGGTTAGGCAACCCCCCGATATTTAGAACCAGTCCTTTCGCTTGTGGTGGTCTGGAACGATTCTACCTAACTTGACTGTCAGAAGCCCATCCTCAAAATCAACTGATCTAACTTCCGTGTCATCAGCGAGTGTCCATGCTCGTGTAAATGACCGTTGAGCCACACCTTTGTGGACATAGTTAGTTTCCGTTTCTTTATCCTCTTTCTGACCCTCAATAAACAATTTACCGTCTTGGGTATAGACATTGATTTCTTTTTTCTTAAAACCAGCAAGTGCAATCTCAAGCAGAGATTCTACTTCACTGAGATGAACTAAATTGTATGGTGGATAGTTTTGAGTCGTCTCATGTAGAGAGAACAGACGATCAAAATATTCATCCATACCAATGCTGTTTTTAGTAATACGGTCCAACAGTTGATTCATGTTGGCAGCATTGTACCTCGTAAGGTTCGTCATTATTGTAGCTCCTTAAAAAGCGAGTTTGTGTTTTGTGGACCCCAAAGGCATCCACCACTATTTATAACACGCTATAAGGATTTTGTCTATTCGGTTTCCTCTACTCTCTTCTTCTTGGAACCGATGTTGTACTTAGTTTCCAAAATCCAGTCTCCCTTATCTCTGTAAGAGAGAACTTTAATTTGATTAAGTGGAGCAATATCTTGGATCTTTGTAGCATCTACAATCTCAACCAGTCCCCAGTCAGCAATCAGTTGCGCGATACGATTGCGACGTTGGACATCGTTTACGGTGAGATTAGCGTGCTTACCATCCAGTGCGAATAGTTCCTTAAAATGCACCAGGAAGTACCGACCTTGCTTATGCAGAATATGGCAGGACTGATAAATCTTCTTCTCTTTACGAGAGGCAACACCAATACGGGTTAGGGTTTCACGGACTTTTAAAAAGTCATCTGGTTCGCTTAGTGTAACCTCAACCATTTGATCAGGCGACCACTTCACTTCGGGTTCTTGAACGACACTCATTTTCTTCCTCCAGTCTCAAATTTCGATCGTATAAAATTAAGTTGTTCTTTAGTCAGAATCCGTAAAGCTTGCTTTGCCTTCTCATTACTATAACCATAGTAACGTTTAACATAATCAAGGTCTTGGATCTTGTCTTGTCGGAGCCAGGGAGAGAACCTCTTCTTTTTCCTGAGACTATTTAGATAAAACAAATATTGCATATCTTTGTCCAAGAACGAGTACTTATTCATCTCATTAGCAAACATAATACAATCAAGATGTCCAGAGAGACAACGATTGATAATGTATGGAGGATATTCTTTTGCTAAGAGTGGGTCTTCTTCAAGCCAGTTCTTTTTCGTTTGGTTGATCGAGTTTAACCAGTCCTTCAATTCCATAATTAAAAAGTAAAAGTTCCTTACGCTTTTGTTGCTCACGCATGTATTCACCAACAGATCTCATCGTATATGTGAGGTCAAACTCAGATGCATTCCATCCGTCAAATCTATCCCTAACCAGTTGGTCTGAGTTATAAGAAATCAACTGAGGACCAACAAACCTGTCACAATCAGCAGCAAACTTATCGTGATCGAATCTTTTATGCATTGATCCTTTACGCCCATAGAGGTTATCCTTAATATCATAAGGAGGATCAAGATAAGTAAATACTTCCCTATCATCGGTAAGCATCTCTTCGTATGAGAGGTTTGTAATCTTCCAGTTCTTGATAATCTGAGAATATCCAGGTAGTTTATCAATACCACGCATGGAGAAGTTATTATCAGATGCCTGAGGACTGAAAGATGATGCTTCAGTCAGACCAGAGAAAGAACACTTATTGACCACATAGAATGCTGCGGCAGTCCATAGAGGTTCTTGACCACCTTGAGTCAAATAATCTTTTGACTGTAGGAACAAGTCTTTAGCAGTTCCGCGACTAGGATACTTAGACTTCAGTTCTTGCAACCTCTTGTGCAGACGGTATCCATCATCCTGCAAGACTTTCCAGAATGTATACAGAGGTGTATACAAATCATTCACCCATACATCAAGATGTGGATACTTCTTGGTAATGTGAATCGCTACACTACCGCCACCAAGGAACGGTTCACGATACTCTTTAGAATCAGATACCTTCAGAAGGTATTGATCCATCTTGGTACAAGCGCGGGATTTACCCCCCGGATACCTGAGGGGTGTCTTCAGTGATTTCATAATCTTTAGGATGATACTTCAAATATTCAAAGAAGGTCAGTTTCATTTCCTTCTCAGTCATACCACAATGCTTTGCAGCAGCAGGTAAGTTCAGTCTAGCACGATATAGTGCTTGATTTGCTTCTTCTACATTTTCAGGAGTAGTCTTAACTACTGGGTCTTTCAGTTTGTCTTTGTCAATTTTGAGTAATCCCATTAACGTACCATCCGAAAGATACGGTTAATGTGTCCAGTCAGTTCATTTACACCGACTGCCATAGAACGATAACCAGCGCCAACATAAAGTTGACCTAGAACTACTGCGACTGTACAGGTTCCCCAGAAAAGGTAATAGAACCTAGATTTAATTTGATGTGACTTTTTCATAATTTGTCCTTACATTAAAGTGATAATATGCGTTCACAACCATGCCTGCCATTCCAAACCAATAGATGGTGATAAGCATGATACCAATCCAAGTGGGTATAGTAGTCATTAGATAAAAGTTGCTACGATAACAATTCTACGTTCTTTTTCTGGTGTGTAATGATAGTGTTCATAACCACCAAACGTAATTACATCATCCTCCTGAGGATCATGATATTCATCTCCAACCACAGTTTTACCTCCAGAATTTGTAAGGTAGATCAAAAGATTATTGTGTTCTTTGATATCTTCATGATCTCTATGAGGAACTGACTTTACAACTTTACTCAGTGGATGAACACAGTTTATAGACATCCTCAAAAACGAATTAACTATAATATCATTTTCAAGAAGAGTATTATAACAAATAACTGAAGCAGCATTAAACATTGCAGTATCTACTACTTCTGGCACTTGAAGTTTTGTTTTTTCAGGTGCTACTAATAATCCGTGAGCGTACATACCAATATTGGTATGACCATCCATTTCACTCTCAGTTGTATGTGGGATATAAACCCATTTCATCTTATTGGAGAGAATAAATTCTTTAAAACTCAAGTATTCTTCACTCTTTGGGTTATGAAGAACTTTAATCATTTTAATTCACACTCCATACAGAAAATTCATAATCTTCAATGACTTCATTAGAAAGAAAGTTTTTGGAAAGTTTTTCAATTTCTTTATTGGCATACTCTTCATTGTCTGCCTCAAAATCAATCTCAATCAACTTACCCAAACGCAGTCTATTAAAACTCATGTCAGACATTCTTCCACATGCTGCCATAACGGCATTACCAGCAGAATCACTAACTGCCTTTCTCAGTCTAACTTCAACTCTTGCTTTGAATTTCATTTGAATTCACACTCCACCATAAGTTCAGTCAGACAAGCGAGAATATTTATCTCCTGATCCGCGACGAAAGCGCTTTGATACTGATACTTAGCAAGAACAAGAACAGCAGCAGGAATACTACCAGGGACCAAGGAATCGTAAAGATTATCGTAGATACGACGAAGAAGTACAGTAGTATCGTTGTCCAGATTACTGAC